TTTTCTAGTAATTCTTATTATAGTATCATTTCTAATCGATGTTTGTATAACAGATTCATTCAATAACGGTAATCCGATATCAAATGCCATATATACTGGATCACTAATAACTACATTTTGTGTAATCATTTTAACATTTTCCAATTTATCCACTATTGACTGTTTTTGTGAATAAAACATTTCTATAGGTGTTGTTTCATTTATAATTACACCTAATTTAGGTACACAAAATAAATAAACATTATTAAAATCACATGCATCATTAAATGATACTTGATTAAGTAATAGTTTATCATCTAAATTAGGTCTTTCTAAACCTAAATCATAAAAATAACTTAAATATTCCGTCGTATATGATTTATTAGATACAGCTTTTACACTTTGTAATATATTAGAGAAATTTTTCATCACAAATGCTTCATAATCATATACTGTAACTGCTCTATTTTGAGCAGAAAAGATTAAAGGAGCAAATTGACGTATTTGATCTACTGTTTCTATGGATTTAAATGGCACTGAAGCATATGGATTATCTAATTTCAATGAATTAATTAAATTTGCATCAATATATACAGTATTAATGTCTTTTATATCATTAAAGATTTCGGAAAATTGTGTTGTATTATATAATATAATAGAAGCTTCTTTACTTTGGTTAGATCCAACTACACCATTATCACCATCACTTTCCAAATAATAAATTGCTATTTTGTCTCCAGCGTTTAATCGTTTACCATTAATATTATTACCGAATTTTAATTCAATATGACTATATTCATTTAATTTCTTTTCAAAAACACCAGTTATACTATCTGAAAGATATAAATTGCTTATTTCTTTCCATTCTGACCATTTTTGTGTATAAAAATCTTTTACAAATACGAAAACATTGTTATAATCTATTACTTTAGCTCCCCCAACATCTGATGGATAATCAATATTAATTGAAAATTGTTCAAAATTTTCTCCTAATGCAGTATATAATGGATACTCTTTGAATGCTCCTTGATATAATAAGTTATTTTTACCTATACTTTCTATAAATTCTGATACTGAAGATTTTGTTTTTTGAAAAGTTATATCAGAATTAAAAGAATATTTGATATTTTTTACATTTATACTAGAAAATCTTCTTATTGTATACGAATAAGGTGCAGGTATATCAGCTAATGCTGTAGCCGTAAAGTTTAATGTAGATGTAGAATTACCTGTTGGTTTATATTGTATTAAAGATACAATTTTATTCATATTTTCAAACAATTCAGCTTGTGAAAATAAAGATTCTGATGCTGTTTGATTCAAATAAAATAACAATACATGGTATGTATATGATATAACATCAATTAAACCCGACATGTTACTACCTTCGTAATCTACATCGGGAAATAAATTACTTTCTTTTAATCTATTTATAATTAAAGTTTTAAGACTTACTGCATCAAAAGCTGCATAAGCATTTCTAGGTAAATTAAATTCTGTATAATTTGATGTACTCATGATTAAGATGTAAATGTATAACCATTGTTATTTAATCGACCAAATATCTTTATGTCAATGATATTTAAAGTGGGTATATTAACTACTAATTCTATATCAAATTCGTTTATATCTTCAAAAATTGTTATATTAACAGCTTGTACAGATACTCTAGATTCAAATCTATATATTTTATTAAATATCTCATCCCGCATCTGCTCTGCAACTACTCTTGTTGCTGGTGCAAATAAATATTTTCTTAAATCTAAACCAAATTCTGGGTTTAAAATTTTCTCACCTGGAGTTGTTGTAAATAAATTATATAAAGAATTTCTTATTGCTCTAATATCATAATCAATTTTAAAGTCATTTATTTCAGATTTTTGAAACAATTCCTGTTTATTGGTATAATCTTTTTCCAAATCTAAATGAAGATCAGCATATAAATATGATTTTCCATTATAAGAATTTTTCGGAAGACCATTTAATGTTATTAATCCCATAAAATTATTTAATATATACGCTAAATAATCTTATGGAAAAGAAATTTATTAAAGTCTTCGAATCTGCTATGTCACGCTATACTCGTGGTGGGTTTTTAGTAGGAGATTATGTAGAATTTGTTAAAAACTACAAAACACATGAAGAATTTAAAGAATTATCCGACCATTACAAAGAAACCATTGAAGATTTGGTAAAATCTAATCTTAGACTTCGTATTGTTGGTGTGGATGATTATTATCCAGTTAGATTCCCTGGAAATCCTGATTCGACTAACGGAAAAGTTACTGTTAAGATCTCAGCAGATCAAGGTGGCGGAAGATATTTATATTCTGTATTAGTTCCCCCTTGTTTAATTAAGGTAATTGATTTTTATCCTAATTTAGCACCTTTACCAGATCAATTTAATTATAATAATAATGAAGTACATCAACCTAAAGAGGCTGATGCTGTTGATGGTGGAATAAAAGGTGGAGATTATAGTCTCCCAACCTCAAATAAAAAGGTGAAAGGTTCTAAGAAAAAAGGTGAATCTTATACAACTAACTATTTGTCTGGGCTAAAAGCTTAGAAAGAGCTACCATACACACAAAAGCATTAATTTCTGTATCAGAAACACGAAAATGTGTTTCGATATGATTACCTATAATTAAAATAGCTTCCTTTTTCCTGATTGAATCAGGAAAAACTTCATAAATGTAATTCAACATACATTTTAATAAGTTATGATAATCTGATTGGAATAACATTTCATTCGAGATAACATATTTACGGATCTCGTATATATCTTCTTTAGCTATTTTATCTAAGATAGATGATATAAATGTGTCATCAATAGAAGAATTCTTAATATCAAGTGTTCCTGATAAGGAATATTTTTGCAAATCTCCTATAATTCTCCTGAAATCTGGAAAATTAAAACGAATTAAATCTTGAAATGGTTGAAATTGCTCAGTAGGAATTTTAATTCCTTCTTTATTTAAAATATTAGCACAATGTTTTGCTACATCTTTAATAGAATATTCAAAATTTATAGTTTCACATCGACTAATAATAGGAGAAATAATCTTATGTTTATAATTAGCTGTTAAAATAAATCTAGTATTATCAGAATACTCCTCCATAACATTGCGAAGTGCCCTAGAACCTTCACTTGAGAGTGAATCCGCTTCATCTAAAATCACAACTTTAATATTTCCATCAAATGATTTGGTTTGAGAAAACCCAATAATTTTATGTCTAATGGTATCAATACCATTTTCATCTGATGCGTTGATATAAAGATAATCACATTTCAAAACATCATTAACAATGATCTTTGCGGTGGACGTTTTTCCTGTCCCAGGGCCAGAAACAAACAAAAGATGTGGTATATCTTTTGTTTGTTCGTAATGCTTTAAAATTTTCTTAGATTCATCTGACAAAATCAAAGAATCTAAGGTTTTAGGACGATATTTTTCCCACCAAATTGAATTGATATTCATAATTATCTACCAGAAGAACCAAAACCTTTATCTCCACGATTAGTTTCTGTCTTGTTTTCAGACCAAGACATATCAACTTGTTCTAATTTATAAATAACTAGTTGTGCAATTCTATCACCTTTCATGATAGTATATGATTTATCTGAATTGTTAATCATTGATATACCAAGTGCTCCACGATAACAATTATCGATAATTCCATTGAAGACGGTTAAACCATGTTTAAAATATAAACCTGATCTAGATTCGACACGAATCCAATAACCAGCATCAATATGTGCAATTTCTAAACCACACTCAACCTTTTGTGTTGAGTGTGCATCTACAAAAGTATCTTCCACACAATAAATGTCATACCCTGTATCTCCAGTAAGCATATCTTTATTGTTTTGTTGTGGTAACTTGGCATCAGGATGCGTTTTAATAAACGCAATTTTTGGTAAATTACTCATATAAAAGGATCGTACACTGAATTTCTGTAGAAATCAAGATGTTTTATCTTAAATAATTGTATGTCCGACGATACAAATATTGATAATACAGTGAATTCTATATTAGATCAATTAAAAGAAGTGCCTTCTATTGCAAAAAAAGTGGAAAAAACACCAAAAGATTCTAATAAAGAAGCTTTAGAAAATTTTGTAGTCGAATATGCTAGTCGCTTAATTGAAAATGCTACAGAATCTGTAGAATATATTAAAGATAATGTACAAGCAGCACCTACTGCTGAAGATGTAATATCATTAGCTGAATTAATTAAATCAACTTCTTCTGCATTAGAAGTTTTAAATAAAATTGTTGTTAACAATAAAAAAGCGGACACTTCAATTACCATTAAAAGAATGGATGTAGAAAGTAAACGTGAAGAATTAGACATCAAAATGTCTAATAACTTAATTGCATCACGCGAAGAAATAATGAATCAATTGTTTAGTAAAGCTAAAATTATTGAAGCTGATATAATTGATGCTTAAACCCATCTTCTATATCTATCAAATTCTCCAGAAACCATACTTTTATATATTCTATTTTTTAAAGGATCATCTTTAAATGGTCCTTTTTTTATTACGTTATCCCAATCCTTTTTAGTAAAAAACATAGCAGCAAATTTAGAAGCTTCTGCAACATTCCAAACAGGTAATTTTTCTTTCGTATCTGCTACTTGAATACTTAATTTTAAACTATTAGTTTTATCAGCTAATTTACTAGGAAATCCAGTTTTTGATGGTTGAAATTCATCAATTAAAAATTTCATTTTTCCTGTTAATAAATTAGATCCAGAAGTATCACCTACTTGCCTTCTTTCTGTAAAAGTATTTCCAGATTTATCCGTAGCAGTTATTATTAATACATCTCCCGTTTTAACCATTTTAGAATTAATTGCTTCTGGATTAACTGCAATAGTTTTTAATGGAACTATCATATTAGAAGCATTTCCAATTGCCATTTGACTACCTGTATCAGGTGTCTCATCATTCGGATAACCATAACTAGTTAATTTAACTTCACCAAAATCAAAATTAAATACTTTACCAGTTGTTGGTACATTTTCTAAACCAGCTCCTGCTTGTGCTCCTGTTCCAGCAGCTTCTTCAATTTTAGAAGGTGTTGCAGTTACTACTGCTTCAGAACCTTTTGATGGTCCTTCATAATTATTGTATGAAGGTGCTTTGGGGGTATCTTCATTTTTTATGAACTCTTTATTAGTACCAACATCTAATGCATTTACATATGTATTTTCTGTAACATATTGAGCTGGTGCCAAAGAACCTAATGTATCTATTAAAGATTTTACTTCACCATTTTTTACACCAATATATTTTTTCTTGGCAAAAGCAGCATTCATATGTACATCAAATGGATTATATCTTTTATTATAATCATATATTCTATAACAATCCCCCATCTTACTATTAATAACAGATTCGAATTCAGAAAAAATGTTTGCAACACTTCTATATGTAGAAGTATCACCAGTTAATGGTAATCGATCATATTTTGTATCTGGTGTAATGCCTGCTTTTGCTTCTAATTTAACTCTTGCTCTTTCTTTAGCAGAAAAAAATGGTGCTACACCATCTTTAAAGACATCTTCTGTCATCAACTTAAGTTTTAAAAATTCTCCACGAACCATAGGATGAATTTTATTATACATATATGTTGATATATTAATCGGTGCGTGCATCGCATCTTTTACCGAAGCACCTAATATACTAGCCGAATCACTTAAAGCTCTACCAAAATCAGTTAATGTTCCTATACTAGATGAAACATTTGAAAAATAATCACATGGACTATTACAATTTCTTAATAATTGCGCTAACTTATCTAAAAAGTTTTTATCGTTATGCATTTCAGTGTTATTTGTAACATAACACGCATTAATATTATATTTTGATTGTTCACTGTTTATTTTTTTACCATTTATATAATAATCTGTTTGTGTTGTTATCGTAGATACGCAACCTTTAAATGTAGATATCTTTTTTGCTACTTGAAATGCTGATATAGTTTCATTTCGTATTGTGTTATAATATTCTGGTGGTGAATTTTTAACTTTCTTAACAAAATAATTTAAAGTTTGAACATCTAACTCTGGTCCATTTATAATAAGCTTTTTTGAAAAATTTCTTAATGCATTTAATGGATTTGCTGAAGTTTTAACTGATTTTAAATCATACATCAACTCCACTTCAACTGGAAATGTACTAGCAAATTCACAATAAGTTGTATTTTTCTCTAAAAAAGATTTATTTGGACCTATTGTAATTGATTCTAAAAATTCTGGAAATGTATTTCTATATAACATATTAAACTCCTCCTAATTTTAATAAATTTTCTATACTTTTTTTAGCTTCACCAACACCAGAACCACCTTTATCAACTAATTTATATGGTTTTATGGTTTCGATTTCGTTTGAATATCTATCAAACGTAAATATATGCTTCACTTTTGTTATAAAATGTCTTCCTAATGTATTTTTATCCCATTCTGTGGGTTTATTATTTAAATCATCCGCAGTAAACTTTATTACATCCACAAATGCCATGGATTTTCTATGTGTTTTACCTAACAATTTAAAAGTATATACATTATTTAAATACAATAAAGATTTCATTTTTTCATTTAAGAATTTTTTTTGATCTAATTCAGGTGATAGATAACCTTTATAAGTATTGTAATTGTTTTTCTTATTTGGATTTGGATAAAAATTAGGATATAATTCATATCCATTTTTAGCAAAAATTTCCTTAAACGAATCTACGAATAATTCTATAAAAGTCTTTAAAAAATTTTCACTATTTAATGTTGTTGTATCAAATATCATAGTTTTAAAACTTCTTGCATTTGATAAAATTGCACTATTACTTGATAACATAACATTATATTTTGTTGAAGGAGGACTTACATAAAATTCATTTATTCTAGATTCATCACTTGATATTGGAAATATATCCCATTTAATGGGACTATTGTTAACACCAACATTTTTTTCTATAGTATACATCGTTTCACTTTGTGATGGAAAAACTAATGTCTCTATACAATGATCCATATTTTTCTTACACAAAGTTTTTAATGAAATTAATTTATATTTTTTTTGATACCTGTCAAATTGTAATACACATGGAGATTTTTCGTATGAATGAAAAGATAAAATATAATTTAATATCTCCATATATGGCATAGGTCCATGAGGATTTAAAAAAACTTTTAAGTCTTTATCACCTTCAAATATTGGATTACCTGTATCATCATAACAATATAATTCTTCTTTTGTTAATTTGGTACCATCATTTTTTTGATGTACTGTAGATATTATAGAATTTATTGCTTCTAATGTAGTTACAGAATTACCACCTATTGTTTCTATATAATTTTGCTGAGTGCCTCCAGCTTTAGCTATATCAAATATATTACATATATTTTCACTCATCATATACTGACTATATTCAACAAGAACTAATTTTTTACATAAATTATTATTATAAATTATATCATTACATTCGATAATAACAAATTGAAATTTTAATGATAAAAATTCTTTAACTTTTTCGTTTTTTATATCTTTATCAAAATTACCAGATTGTATTTGACGTATTTCTATATCTACAATATCTCTACCATTACCTAAAAATACATATGGTTTTGAAACTTTTTCTAATATCTGCATATCATGTGTTATAATCATGGTAGCAGAATGAAATGGATTAAAAATGTTATCGTCTATCTCCAGATAAAGCATTGAATTTCTTTGTAAGAAAATTTGATACCCTAAATCATTATATAAAGACAAATAAAAATAATATTCTTGCGTTCCATACTTAGCATAAAACGCTTTTTTATCTGAAGAAGATTTATCTACATATGTATCCATTTTTATGATTTATTTTTTATAGAATTAAATATTATATCTAAATACTCTACTTTTATCACTTTTATAACTGCACCAGCAGCTAAAAGTTTAACAGGATTACTTAATTTATTTACTGCCATAATCAACCACCATAAATGTTGTGTTTTATACAAACGATAACTTAATGTTGTTAATGGCATTTCAGATTCTACAACATAATAATCATAAACATCATTATCTAAATCACTAGGAATAGTTACTTTACTTAAAATATTATAAAATATATATGTATTATCATTTTCATTATTAAATTCATACATATTGAAAATGTTTTCATATCTTTCTGGATTATGTGTATAATATACTTGTTTCATAATAATTACATCATGTAAGGAGTTGAATAATTATCAGAATTAAAAGAATTTTCTGGTGTAACTGCTTTTTTTATAGTTCCACCAACATCATTTGCAAATTTTCCTGTTCTATCTGCAATACTTTGACTTAATTGTCTTTGTCTATCTGATCTACCAAATTGTATTGTCGAACCCATTTGAGGTATTAAGAAATTATTTACATCCATAGTTAACGATGTAAATTCAATATCAACTTTAAATGCATCTGGTACAATTATACCTTCTACCATTCGTTTAGTTCCTATATGTTGAACATTTAATAATGACACATGTGAGTATGGGAAAAAACCTTTACCTGGAACAGTTACTTCGTATATACAAGGTGGATCTACTAATAATCTATTATATCTATGTGGAGTATTTTGTAAAATTAACTTAGATAAAAGATTTAAGTTACTACTATAAGAATTTGCATTTAATGTATTAAACAAATAAAAACTAACTTTAACTTTAGTTGTGTTAGATGCTTCAAAATTATAAAATTTAGGTCTTTGTGTATAACTACCTGGTTCTGTGAAGGATTTTCCAGAATTTAACATTTTAGCAGTTTTTAATCCTAACTCACTAAGTGAACCTAATGAATCTGTTAAAAAATTACCTTCCTTTTCCGCACTGTAAGTATCAGAATATTGATTTGCTATACTAATATAATCATTATCAAAATAAGGAAACTTATATTTCCTATTTGTTGGTTCTCTTAAGTATAGATATGCATAATTTTTTTGTAAATCAGCATTTTTCCAATCACTAGCAGTATTGTCTGAACCTAATACTATATTTTTAATATCTGATACGTAGTTTTTTGCTTGAGTTCCTAATTGATTTGCTATATCTGGAGTTATATTACTCATGAACTCTTTAAATTTATTATCTTTAAAAGTTTCTGCTACAGCTTTACCCAATCC